CAGATACTATCACACAAAATATGTTGGATAATGGTATAACATTAAATTCAACTATTGAAGTACAAAATGGTGAGTGCAACGTCACTGGGTGTTGGGGTGGGCAAGGAAACGCAGATACATTTACTAATCAATTAACTATAAAAGATTCTGATGGTAATGTACTTGCATCTAATACAAATATTAGAACCGATGTTACCGATATAAATGGTGCTAACTTTTCAGATACATTAATATATAATGGCACAGGATCTAGTGTAGGTAATATAGATATATCTGCAACAGACGCAAATGCTCCTGCTAATTTAGGTGGCCCTAATATAGATAACATATCCGTTACTATGACATACGATAGTTCCGTATTAGATAATAAAATTGTAGAAGAGATTGGAGATGTATTTGAAAATATAGAAGAGGTATTTGAATACATAGAATTTGTAAAATTAGAAGAATTATTTGAAGAGTTTATACCATCATTTAGTGAACCTCCTATGGAAGAAGAGATATACTTTGAACCTATGGTAATGGTATTAGAAGAGATGCCAATGGAAAAAGAAATGTCTATGGAAATAGAAGAAGAAATGGTTATGGAAATGGAAGAAGAAGTAGTAGAACAAAAAACTATATTAACTTTACTACCACCTCCATCTGAGAAAGAAGAAATGATAGAGGAAACAGAAGAAATTATAACTAGTTTTTTACCACCTCCATCAGAGAAAGAAGAAGCTATTGAGGAAGAAGCTATAGAAGAAGAGATAGTAGAAGAAGAGGTAGTAGAAGAAGAGCCAAAAGAAACAGTAACAGAATCTAATGAAAAAGAAGAAGTTAAAGAAGAGAAACCTACTAGCAAAACTACTAAGACTGCCAAGGTTAAGAATGCAAATAATACAAAGCAAAAAAGTATACAATCGAAAGAAACAATCAAAGCCAACCTAGTAAAAATTATGGATAAAGTTGATAAAGATATAAAAGATATATCAAAGAATTTACAAATTAAAAATATTATTAAGTTAGATGCTATGGCAAGTGATCAAGCATCTCTTGATATTTATAATGTACCCTTCTATAAGAGTGAGAATATTTATTTAGATCAATTACAGATACAGGATTTAAGACAGCTATATACTAAGACAACTTTAGCTAGTTATACATCAACAGATCCTATAACTTTAGTAAGAGAAAAATTAAATAAAATAAATATAAAGAAAAAACAAATACTAATAGAACTGGAGCAATTAAAAAATGGATAAAATTAAAGGACAATTAGCAGGTGTAGCTGCACTACTTGGAGTCATTGCCGCAATAGGTGGCGGGTTTGTAAAATATGGTGAGATTGTTACAAAGTTAGATGCATTAGAATCACAGGAACATTCAACAGTTGATACATCAAATATTGAAAGTGCAATAGCTGTACTAGAAGAAAAAGTTTCTAAGCTAGAAAATGCAGATACATCACATGAACATGACTTTGATCACACACATGACAGTACTGCTACTAAAATACTTGAGAAAGAAATAGAATTATTAAAAGTACAAATAGAGGAAATAAGAATTAGTTCATCTAATCCCCTTGCTAATTAATGTATCTTAATGCGAATATACCAGTAATAGAATGCTGGGTACGGGGTAACTATCTTAGGGATCAAAAAGATTCACACGATAAATACTTTGAGGTAGGTGTATTTGGTTTTAGTTCTATTCCAAACAGAGTACCTATGTTTCATTTCTTAATGGAAGATGGTGGTCTATGGTGGAGAGCACCTATATCAGCTTTCTGTGCTAAACCTGGTGTAAAAGAATTACCATTAGATGAGTTAGTAATGTGGGATTGTTTTAGTTATAATGTAAGTGTTACAACTTTCTATGAACTAGCTGGTGCTACTATGCAATACACATCTAGACGTAAAGTAAAACGTAAAGGTAAATACTTATTTACAATAGATTGGTGTGCAGGAGACTTTAATGAATTAAATTTTGGTTATGCAGAGAAACCAGATCAACATAAATGTGGCCATGTGCTTGCATTAGAAGATGGAAACTATGCAATACAGCCAAACAATAGACTTAAAATGTTTGATGCTTCTATGGGTGTTGACCCAAACAAAAACTTAATTAATAGATTAGTAAGCAGTAAAATATATTCAGTAGAAAACTCAGCTAAATGGATAACTGATGAACACGAAGAAGGCAGCTACGATTACAAGTTAAAAAACTTAGAGGAAGATGATGACAAATAAAAAAAGCACAGTAAATAAAGCTGGCAATTATACTAAACCTGGTATGAGAAAAACAATCTTTAATAGAATTAAAGGACAGGCTTCTCACGGTACAGGTGCAGGTAAATGGTCTGCTAGAAAAGCACAAGCACTAGCTAAAGCATACAAGAAAGCAGGTGGAGGTTACAAATAATAATGGCACTTGCAAAAAGTCAAAGGAGTTTGAAAGCATGGGGAAAGCAAAAGTGGAGAACGAAATCTGGGAAGAAATCTTCCCAAACTGGGGAAAGATATTTGCCAGAGAAAGCTATCAAGAGTCTATCGTCTGCGGAGTATGCGGCAACGACAAAAGCAAAACGGCAAGGAACAAAGAAGGGAAAACAGTTTGTGAAACAACCGAAAAATATTGCAAAGAAAACAAAACAATATAGGAGATATACATAATGCCAATGGGAACAGGAACATACGGAAGTAAAAAAGGAAGACCAATGAAAAAGAAACCAGCTGCTATGAAGAAAAAGTATAAAGGCTTTTCTAAATTACCAGAAGGTGTTCAGAAAAAAATAAATAAAAAACTATCTAAAAAAGTATAATGGCAAAGTCACCCGCATGGCAACGTAAAGAGGGTAAGAATCCTAAAGGTGGATTAAATGCTAAAGGTCGTGCATCTTATAATAAATCTACTGGAGGAAACCTAAAAGCCCCTAGTAAAACAGTTGGTAATAAAAGAAGGGCTAGCTTCTGTGCGAGGATGAAAGGGATGAAAAAGAAACTTACTTCAGCTAAGACAGCAAGAGATCCTAACAGCAGAATTAATAAGGCACTTCGTGCTTGGAATTGTTAATGAGAGATACAAAACTTATCAATGCTTATGTAGTTAAACAAGCTAGAGATAAAAAACAATTAGAACTATTTAGAAATTTAAAGAAAGAAGTAGAGACAGGTGCTAATGGTACTCAAAACTACATGATAAAAAAAGGTATAAATAAAAATACAATAGCTAAGAAATAAAAAAGGGGAGCCATATAGACTCCCCCAGCAGGTAACAACAAAGACACACAGAGATTACTCTGGGTGTCTTTTTTTTTGGTCTGATTGATACATAGATCTATCACCCCATCTCTTTCTCCAGAGAAAGCTACTAAGATTAGAGGCGTATCTTTCTAGATACTCCATAAAAATGTTATGCCAAAATAATTTTCTAAATGTTTTGTATAAGTTGTTTAACATCATTTTCTAATTTTTTACCTAACGAGTTAGCATGATTAATTATTGCTGCACAAAGATTAGCTTGATACGGAAAACCTCTTAATGCTTCCCTAATCTTACCAACAGGCTTACCACCATAGTCAATTACTATAGCATTCTTTTCATTAAGACCAATCTTCAATTCAAATAGTAGACCTGTATAAGGATCATCATTATTTTTTGTCGACATCCTTTCCTCCATTGGGCTCTGATAGTTGAAGTGATGTCATTATATGCATTAGTGCATACACTTCAGCATATGGTCTAGCCATTAAGTATTTCATTATATCTTGTAATTGTTTTGCATCAATAAGATATTGTTTTGCTTTTGGTTGTGTTTCTTTATCCATTATTTTCTCCGTAATGTTTATTTAGTGTTTTTATATTTTCTTCTGCAGTAGAGACTATATTTACTAATTTATCTAGTTCTTCTGTAAATTGTGGGTGCTCACCAATACCTACAGGATTATGTAAGTATACACATATCTTTGCTGTCGCATCGTCTATCTGTGCTTTATATTTTGATAGCAAAGCATCTATAAGAAGTTGGCTTACATCCATTATTGTGCTCCCTTAAATTGGTAGTATTTATTTTCTACTAACTCTGCATCATCTAAATACGGATTAGCTTTAGCTGATTCAGATTCTCTAGCATCTCTTACTGTTTGATTTAAAGTTCTACCTTCCTTTAAACATCCGTGTACAAAGTCATCGACTTCTAGTATTGCCTGCTTAACTCTTCCCATTACTGACCTCCTTTATTAGTCTATTTAAATACCAACTAGCTTTTTGTAAATCTTCTAGTGGCTCTCCTTTGAATTTATATCTTGAAACATATTTCAAAACATTACCTTTAAGATATCCATGATACTCATCACTCTCCATACAATCACGAATAACATCTATAGTTTCTTTTTTACCATGCATATAATGTGACGGAGAGTTTACATTATCAAATGGTACTTCATTCTCATATGATATATCTGAACCATGTTCTTTTAAAGATACATATGTTCTTTTACTTTTTACCATACTTTCTCCTTACTGTATTATACTCTACCATTTCTAAATCATACTCACCTTTACTTACATTACGTTTAACTACAAGACCACTCCACCACATTTGCTGTGTAGCTTTAGCATAGTTTTCTTTATGATGCAAGTAACATCCAGCAGATAATCCCATTAGTTTTCTACCAGATGGTAATGCACACATAGCATAATCAAAAGTATGTATATGTCCTACAGTAGAAGATACTTTATTTTTTAAGAGGAGAGAACGAGCAACATTGTCACCGCTAATAGGCTTACCCATGACACCAGTAGGATAGTTATGGCAATAATATACACCATCAACATTGACGGGCTTTTGGTACTCGTAAACTTCCCAACCGAATTTTTCAAATTTAAAGTCGTCTGTACTAATTGTGCCTTCAAGTTCTGGTATGTCATCTACTGTTCTATCTATCCTATCTTCGTGATTACCAAGTAACATGATCTTTCTTAGTCGTCTTCCTTCGAGACCTTTGTTAAATTTATCTAATGCGTCATGAGCATGATCTATATCTTTCTTATATCTTCTACCTTCAAATGATTTCTTACCTTTATCATAACTAGATAGTGAATCCATACTAGCAAAGTCTCCCATGCATATTATGGTATCTGGTTTCAAATCTCTTGCAAACTTACCTGCCCACAAAAATCTGTCATTGCTTGCCTTTGGAGTACAATGAGGGTCTCCTATTACTAAGTGCGTTGCCATTAGTTTAACTCCTTATCTCTTTTGTTTTTTAAAAATTCAAGAAAGTCAATCACATTAGAATCATCATCAAATTCTGCAACAGAACTAATAGACATATCTTTCTCACCTTTGTTTTTATCATCAGCAAATCCACGAAGACCCCAAAGAAAAGTTGAGTGAGGATCCGTAGTTGCCATCTTTATCATACCCCTAGCTATTGTAGAGCATAATTCATATTCTTCTGTAGTCATTACAGATTTACTATCCATGATAATACCACAAGTAAATCCTTTTTGCCATGGAGTAACAATGACTTTAACAGAATTAATTAAACTTAATTTATCTTTATTTTTCATCCCAATACCTATTATAGTTTTCGTTATTATACTCTAGGATCTTATGTTCAAAACCCCTCTTCATACTTTTTCTACCAAATTCATTAGCTTCTTCTTCTTTATCAAATACAACATTAGTAAATAATTTATAATCTTTTTTTGTTTTATTTTTAAATACTATAAAGTATATCATATATTTTGTACAGAGTCAATGGTGAATAGACCCCTCAAACTACTCACCACTAAACTCTACTCCTTCACAAGGAAGCCTATAATTTTTTAACACTATTTGTTTACAGTTTTCCATACTTTTATGGCAGCTTTTTTAATATTATTATCCCAATAAAAAGGACTAGGATCTGTATTCAAAGGTGTTATCTTTATAGCATCTTCTATGTTGTTATTACACATATCTATATAGTTTTCTAAAGATTTAAAATCTCTTAATAGTTCTGTGTAACCTTCTTTAACATCTTCTTTTGTAAGATCATACCAAAATGTTTTCTTAGGTGAGGCATACAATAAAGCTATTGGCTTGTCATGTAGTACAGAGTACAATGCCTGCTGTCTAAGATGATCTATCTTAGGTTTAGTAGGTAATCTAAGTGTTGACTTTAAATCAACTATTAAGTTGTCATATTCAAAATCAGTAAACAATCTAACTGGGTATTTTATACCTTGAATATTTTCAACTTTTTCTTTTTGATAACTAATTATATCTCTTAATTGTCTTTCATATAATTTGTCTTCAAACTTTTTAGCTATCTCTATTGCATTAGATATCTCTTTATAGGGCTCAAAGAAATGATTTTTATTAAACTTATGTGTAATTAATTTTTCAAAGTGTTCGTCATTCTTTTGTGCCATACCTCTTTTAATTTTATAGTAAGCCCCAAACTCTGCAAGATTACCTCTAACCATGGCTGGACTACTAGGTGATCTTAAACCTAATCCATAGTGAACCAGCCATTCACTAGGATTATGCTTGAACTTATTAATAGAACTAAAGCTATGCCTAAATTCTTTCTTAATTATATTTTTTAATTCCATTTAGTACCTAGTAGTGTATTGTTAATTAAGATGCTAGTATTTCTTCTGGAGAATCTTCGCTTATATCCTCCACTATCTTAGCATCTATCTTGTCATTGCTATTAACTGATTTATTTTTAGCTTTGTTATAAGCATCAACAACACTAGAGTTTTCAGTATCAATAGCTTGTTGAAATACTTTTAGTGTTTCCATATCATTATCAGTTAACTCTAAGTTTTCATTTCCATTTACAGTTATTTCTGGAACATAAAAAACATTACCACCTCTTTTCTGTCTTTTAGTATCTAAAGAAA